TTGATATTGCCATTCCAAATATTTGCCGTTCAGGAATTCAGCGATGGTCATTGTTGTGAGTGTAATCACGTTGTAATCTCCTGTAAAGACCCTTGACAGAATCACAACTTAAGGATAATATCCACAACATAGTTTGTTAAAAACAACAAATAGACGTAAGTAATCCCCTGCCCCACTGAGCAAGGATGGAAGGAAGAGAAGCTGAATGGCTAAAAAGAAATTGACCGTGCCGGAAGTGCTGCGGAAGTATCAGAAAGAGCAGAAGTTCGATACGGATATTGCATTTGCGGAAGCCATCTTTGTGAGCCGACAGCGGTTGAATAACTGGCTGGCTGAGACGAACAAGCCGATGGTGCCCTATTTGAAACTGATGGCGCTTTCGTTGATGCCGGTCGAGGATGAGCGTTGGAAGGCGCACATGGCGGTGGATTTGCTGAAGGCAATGGACGCGGAAGGTGAAATTCCGTGCTCGTGCCGGACATTGGAAGGGGATAACGAATTTTGCCCGAGGCATTTTGGCAGCCCTTCGACTGCCGCTCAGGATGGGCAGAAGGCGGAATTGAAGAAAGCAGAGGTCATGGCATGACTACCAAGGTTTCAAGTTCCACGTTTCAAGTTTCAGGTTCCGGTCAGTGCGGAGTTGTTGACGACTTGACGCCGACGCAGAAGATTTGGGAGCCGGTATCGGATTTGGACGAGAAGCATCACCAGGCTTTTTTGGAGTTGCAACAGGCGGTCGCGCATGGTGACGAGGTTGGAATGAAGAATGCCTTTGATGCCATTCTGTACATCGAGGAGCGACAGAAGCAGGCGCACCAGGCGGCGAGGGAATATGCGCTGGATAAAGTAAGAAAGCAGAATGCAGAAGGCAGCCCTTCGTCTGCGCTACGCTCCGCTCAGGATGGACAGCCCTTCGACTGCCGCTCAGGATTGGCAGAAGCCGATGAATAACTATTTGCACATCATTGTTTCAATGGAACCCTATTATTTCAATTGCAAGGATTGCGGCGCGCCATTATTTGTGGAAGGCGACGTGGCAGCCACGGACACACTGCGCAAGAGCGGCATTTGTGATACGTGTCTTGAGAAGAAGTTGAAAAACATTTTGGTCAATCCATTAACAATCCGCGCGCCGTGGGCGAAGGCGAGAAGCAATTAGGTGGATGATGATTGATAGACGGAATCATCTGAATGCGATGGACCGATCCAGTGCGGGGCGGATGGGGCGCGGAGACGATGCGTTTTCGGCGAAGGAAGCCAGGTGGTGGATCCAAGCCCGGGAGCGGGTGCAGGCGATCGTGAGTCGAGAAGCGGAAAAGCAGATGAATGGCGCGGGACGAGATACGTTGTCGTATCCCATCCACATGACGCATGTGACGTTGAGCGCGAGGAAGTTCTAGGCCCCCCTGTCAGCGACGCCTTCGGCAGCGCTGACATCCCACAAATGGCTGGTCTCGATACGCCTCCGGCTACTCGACCACCGGCGCAATTTGTGGGGAGAGAATTGAAAGTCTGGTGGAGGACGTATGGATTTTGGAGAAATTTTTTTGATTTTGTGCGTGACGGTTGTATGCCTGGTCATTGATTACAGTTCCTTCCAAAAAGAAGGATAGCACAAAAGACATGCCACAAGTGAACATGGGTTCGTTCTTAAACGAATTTGCGGCGAATCTGATCTCTTTTCCGGCGCTGATGGTGTTTGTGGCACTGGCGCTGCCTGCCTTTGGGTACTTTTACAACCGATTGATGAACAAGCTGGACAGCGAGCATGAGCATACCTCCATTTATGTGGCAATCGGTGTGCTGGTGACGCTGGGAGCCGCGGCGCTGTTCTCGTGGAAAGCGGCTTTGATGCTGCTGATGCTGTTCACACTGGATGGGCTGCCGATGATTTTTGGAGATTACCGGCGCACGCATATCAGGCTGGAGGCAAGGAAGAATCCACGCCGGAAGCGGCTGCCCTATGCGGCAAACGGTCGCATAGATGATGCGCTGATGAGCCTGAGTGAGGCAAGCCGGTTGGTGGGGATGTCTTTGAAGGAAAAGGATGTCACGGTGCGGGTGCTGCAAATGGCGACAGCGAGCCATGAGTTGAATAACGCGCATACAAAACTGCTGGAATTGAAGGTCATTCAGCAGATTGAAGAGTAAGCGACGAGAAGTTGAACTTTGAAAACCTTTATTCAGGGGAGCATCGAGCGGTGAGTTTGGGTTCCGTTCAGACCCTAAGAACGGCGATGCTCCCAAAGAATGGCTTATGCGGCTGAAGTCAAAACGGTCACAGGGAAGACGGTCAGCCGGTAGGTAAAACCAATTTACAGAGTGTAGAAGTGAATGCCCTGTGACCCCTGTCCATTACAGGCGCGAGCCTGGTGGTGGTTTTCCTCCTTGATCATGGTGCGGACTGGACGAGGACCCGGTCCGCACCAGGAGGAGCCCTTCGCCTGCGCTCCGCTCAGGATGAAGAATGAAAGGAGTAACGATGTTTTGGGCAATTGTAGGCGCAATCATCATTTTGTTTTTGATGAAAGAGTTGTCACGTGACTGACTCTTTTCAACTTGATTTATTTCTGCCTGCGCGAAAGAGCGACCCGAGCACATCCCACGCGGCGGCGGCGAGCGCCGGGCTGCGGACAACATCACAAAAGGCGCAGTTGCTCCTGGCGTATGCGAAGCATCCCATGCTGGGGCTGACGGATGAGGAAGCCGGGATTGAGACCGGTCTACGACGCCCGGGCGTGTGCTGGTGGAAACGCTGTTCAGAGCTGCGGCAGATGGGGCTGATCCGCGCTACGGAGGATATGCGGCAGAGCCAGATGGGTGAGATGCAACAGGTATGCGTGATTACGGGCGATGGGTTGAAGGTGGCGGAGAGTTTGGATGTTGAAAGGAAGGCAGTATGAAGAAGGTGAATGTCCTGATTGTGACGCAAGCTCCAGCCATTGGAAAAGTGGAGATGATGGGCGGCATCAAGTCCAAAGAGGAGGCGGTGCACTGGGGAGAGAAGAATGGGTATGGCGTGGTGCATTTCTGGCAGAGTCGTCAGCGCGTGTATGCGGATAAGTTGACGAAGCGAGTGGATGTGCTCGCGGAGCAGATCCAAGCGAAGAGCGACCATTTGGTGCAATTGGCTGAGGCATGACTTCGTTGGGTACGGTGATCACCGGTGAAGGGAAAGTGGTGCGACGGGATGTGACGCGGTTGGGTTTGCAGCGGATGTGCGTGGAGATGATTGGGAAGTACCCGGACCTTGAGTTGTGGAGCGATTTTGTGAGCCAACGTCAACCAAGGATTTGGCGGCATAGGTATACGGAGCGAGTGACGGAAGTCGGTTGTCATTGTTATTTGTGGATTTTCTGGAAGGAATAAGATGAAATTTTCTCTGGATTGGTTGGGTGACTGGCTGGGATTGCCGCCTCTATCAGAAGCGGAATTTGAAGCTGACCGGCGTGCGCTGCTGGATAATCCAAACTGCAAAAATCATGAACCAACCGACTACGGAGATTTCACGCTACGGGAACGGATGCAAAACATCAATGAAATGCTATCGGGCAAACGGGACAGAATGGAAATCCGCGCAGTGGCGATCGGTTGGAATCCTGATTTGAACACAGATTGCCATGATTACAAAGAAGGTGAGACGATGGCTGATGGCACACCCACATTCTATCGGGTGATTCGGAAGGCGAAGTGAGATGGAAGATAGACAAACTCCGCGAGGTAGACATTGGGTAATGCCAGGGATGATTGGAATCATCCTATTGGGCATTAGCTGGTCCCTACTGGAGCCGACTGCCAAATTAATCGCTTATCTGGCATGGATGATGTTCGCATGGGCGGGAGTCAATTTCTGGCATCATGCAGGCATCATCATAGCAAATATAAAGAATGAGAATATCTCGGAGCAATACCGCTTGAGTGAAACATATAAGGCGGAGATTATCTCCCACATGAACAATGAGCAGCTCCGGGCGTGGATGCGAGGCGGGCAGGTGGCGATTGATCACCAGCCATCCAAGAATGGCACGATTGATTATGTCCGCGGCGAACGGTTTTTTCTGTTCACGGTCTGGTATATGCTGCGAATGAGCACGAACCGGCAGGTATATCCCATCAATAATTTCAAACAGGAGACTTATCACTTTGATGTATGGGGCGACCATGAGGTGGATGATTACAGCCAGGCGCGCGCCATAACCGCCTATTTTGTGCGCTATGGCTGGGCAGGATGGAGCATTGGAAATACGGCGGCAACATGGACGGATGGTCATAACCCGGAGACGGTGATGGCTTATTTCGGGCTTGAGAGGGATAGTTATCCGGTGCAGGAGTTGGCATGACATTCGTCACATCCTCCCCACTGATGCGCGGCGGGCTGCGTTCGGAGCCTGCGGGAACCCATAATGGGACACAACCATGCGCTAGGGGAGGGGAAGTCTGTCATAAAGTTTGTCATACTGGAAGGAGTTGATATGAGTGAAGATATGAAAAGAAAGTTGGTACGGTTCATTCTTAGCCGTTTGTTGGAGACTGCAACCGGCATGAAATTGCTGTGGCTGGACCTGGATACAGGGCGGGCGTTATTCCGCTTCTCCCCCACCGATGAGATGGTGACGGAGTTTTTGAAGCAGGTTCCGATGGCAGGTGCGGCATGAAAAACATCACCCTGAAAGAAGTCCTGATTTCGTTATTGATGCTGCTCATTGCCCTGATTGTTTATTGGGCGCGCTAGGAGCCGACTATGGAAATGCAGAATGAAGAAGGCATAATACAGAAGAGGCAGACGTTGAAATTAGATGAAGCCATCTTGAATGCGATCCCGCTTATGTCACCGGTGCCGACTGCCTGGATGATTGGCGAATCAGCTTTTACATTGATGCACTTTCCTTTGCCGGTTGCATTGGTCAGCGCGTTGACTGTGGAAGGGTTGGGATTTGTCTCCATCAATATGGCGAATGAAATGCGCGAATTCAACCGCCATCTCAACGGCGCGGAATTGAAAAAAAAGATGCAGGCACCGGTCAAGCAGGCTTATGGCGTGACTGGTCTCTATCTCATCACGGCCACGCTGATGACGGTGGCGCTACATATCTTTCCCGGTTTGGTTATTTATGCCCCATTACCGTTCATCCTGATGACTGCGGCGGGTGGTTGGTTATTTGCGCTGCGTAGGGAGCACGCTGAACGGGTCGCTCAATGGGTCGCTGGAAGACAACAAGCGACGCTCAAGCGACGCTCAGCGAAAGTCAGCGACGCTACCAGCGACGCTCAACGACAGTCAGCGACGCTCAGCGAGACCAAGAGCGACGCTCAGCGAAAGTCAGCGACGCTGAAAGCGAAGATTTATCGCTGTGAATGCGGATGGCAAGACACAGACCGATTCAAATACAGCGGCCATGCTGGTAAATGTCAGATCCATAAGAACGGGAAGTTGATTCCCGTCACACTTCAGCAAGTAGAAAAGGTGCAATCATGACCGAGACACAACGTATTAATCCGCATTTGTTCACGCCGGATAGCCAGAAAATTCAACTGTCCAGGCATCATCCGAAATATTATGTGGAATGCCTGACTTTGCAGGGCGTGAAGTATCGCCTGAAGACATCACAACAGTATCGCACGGCGCAAAATGCGCGCTGGTACGCGGTCAAGGTTTTGGTGCGCTGGCGACGGTTGTATAAGGCTGCGGCCCCCTCTGTCTCTGCCCCCCTCTGCCTTCGGCATCTCCCCCAAAATCGAAGAGCACGATTTTAGGGGAGAACCAGCTACGGAGTGAATTATGCCAGGATACCGTCAAGCCCATTCGCGCATGTGGTCAGATGATTGGTTTTCGGAACTGAAGCCGGAATTCAAGCTGCTGTTTTTTTATCTCTTCACCAACGAGCGGGCATCCGTTTCTGGGTTGTATGAACTATCTCTGCGGGTGATTGCTTTCGAGACGGGTTTGGAGAAGCAGGTCATTTTGGAGGGATTCGCTGCATTCGAGCTGGCGAACAAGGTCTATTACGATGAGAAGCGAAGCGTGGTTTTTGTCCGCAATATGCTGAAATATCAATCAAGCAGTAGTCCGAAGGTGGCGAAGCGGATTGAGGCGGATTTGAAGTCGGTCCCTGAGTGTGCGTTGAAAGATAAGTGGCTATCCGAATATAAGGTATCCATAGGGTATAGATACGGTATCGAAAAAGAAGAATACGGTAGCGATACCTCTAGTTCTATCTCTATCTCTAGTTTAATCTCTAGTTCTAGTTCTGAGGAAGGAGAGGGTGCGGGGGAGGAAACCAAACAGGGTCCGAAGTTGGATTGGATACCAGTCACCCCCCGGGAAGCTGCGAGTCATCCGCACATTCAACTGTATCAAAAAATTACAGAAGGATTCCCATCTGAAAAAGACTACGAAGTTATCGTGACTACCTTTGAGTTTCTACGTGCATTACACCCGGATTTGTATGTCTATTTGATGCCATTCTGGAGCACATGGAAAAACGGGCGCACGAAGGATAACAAGCCATATTCTCCAACTTCGCGGGTATGGTATTGTGAATGGGCCATGCAGGGAAGGGTGCCGAAATTGAATGGGCATGAGCCTCAATTATCTGTTAGTTTTGAATTTGATAATTTAGAAATTGAAGAAAAATCAGATCCAATTCCTGAGAACGTTCGGAATGTTTGGGAATCTCTGGGTGATGTCATTGAGCCGAAAGGTAAGATGCGCGCCCAATATAGTGCCACACGGTTGGTCAGTTTTGAGAATAACGTGCTCTATGTGAAAACTATTGGCGATTTGAGTAAGTTACAGCCAATTTTCCAAAAAGTTACCCATGAATTTCGATTGGAAGGTGTGTGATGGCTCAATCAAAAATCGAGTGGACGGAGCGAGTTTGGAATCCGCTGACAGGTTGCACAAGGATTGGTCAGGGCTGCGTGCATTGTTATGCTGAACGAATGTCAAAGCGCCTGAAGGCAATGGGTAGACCAGAATATCAGGATGTGGTCAATGATAAGGGCAACTGGACAGGAACGATTCAACTACTGCCGGAGCGACTGGAAGAACCACTGCACTGGAAGAAGCCCAGCCGAATCTTTGTCAATTCGATGAGCGATTTATTCCATGAGAAGGTGCCAAATTTATTTATTCAGCAAGTTGTAAGAATGATGAGTAATGCACCCTGGCACACTTTTCAAGTTTTGACTAAACGCTATGACCGTCCGTTTCAAGTGCTTTATCCGCAGGATGCGGTTGATCATATCTGGATTGGATTCAGCATCTGCAATCAAGCCGACGCTGAGGAAGCCAGGCAGTATCTGCGCTTTGTTTCAGAAATGGGCTGGAGGACGTGGGTCAGTTATGAACCTGCGCTTGAGAAAATAGATTGGACAGGTTTTGAGTTTATTGAGTGGCTGGTGTGCGGTGGCGAGAGTGGACCGGGCGCGAGACCCATGCACCCCAGTTGGGCACGGTCCGCACGGGATTGGTGTAAGGATAATTCCATTCCGTTTTTCTTCAAGCAATGGGGTGAGTGGTATCCGTTGTTTTCTGCCGATGAAGCCGATAATTATCCGAAGTCGTCATTGCTCAATGAGTTGGATGGAATCAGGCATATCAAGATTGGAAAGAAATTAGCCGGTCATGAATTGGATGGGCAGATTTATCAAGAATATCCACCAGCTAAGAGAGTGCGAGCCTAATATGCCAGCCGACCCAACCACCTCCCCATTGGTCTGTCTATGTGGCAATCGGTTAGGCGTTGAATACCGAATCAACGGCGAGTTTATTGGGGCGTTGTGCGGCGGATTCATGATTACCGAGTCCGCGCATGGGCGCTGTCCCAATTGCGGGCGTGGTGTGCATGTGGTCGTGAGCAGCAAGTCACTGCTCAAGCTGATGTCACACTACGGCGAGACAAGTCCGCTCAGCGTGGAGATTACCGAATGAACGGTGCTATAATTAATTGCAATCTATCGAGTAACGTTGGAAGTCTCACCCAACCGAACGCGGGCGCGTGTCCGTGCGGCTGGGTGTTGTTATTTAAGATAAAGGAGAAGTAAATGGATATTGTAACTTTGGCACAAATGGCTATTGCGGCATTCGCTGCTTTGGTGGGTTTCCCGGCATTGCTGTCCACGGTGCTGACATTCCTGGAATATTTCCACGTGATCAGTGCGACACAAGCCGGTGTGATCAACTTCTGGGCGAATGCGGCGGCATTCGTTGTGGTCTTCGCCCTGGCTGCATTGGGCAAGATTGATATTGTCTCGGGTCTCGATGCTTTGTTTGGAAACATTGGTCATTTGCTGGCATATATTGCCGTTATTCTTGGCATTCCCACCAGCTTTGTGTTGACCAATCTATGGCGCGGACAGTTGAGACAATCCGCGTTCTTTGCCGCACGGATCCGCTAGAGGTTGAATGCCAGGCAAGCCCGGTCGGTTCTGTCCGCATTGTGGTGGAGTAGTCACAGGTGCACGATGTCCATGTCGTGGACCTGTAACCACGTCACACGCGGACAGCCGACTATCATCCACGCAACGAGGCTACGGATATGACTGGCAGCAATATCGCAAGGAGTTCTATAAATATCCACGCCCATGTGCTTGTGGGTGCGGTCTCATGGCTACGCTTGAGAATGGTGACGTGGATCATCGCATCCCTGTGCAGGGGAGAGATGATCCACTGTTCTGGGACAAGTCCAACCACCAGGCGTTGATTCATGGACATCACTCAAGAAAAACACAAATATATGATCGTGCGCGACGGGGAGGGGTATCAAATCTTTATAAGTCATCAAACGTAGACCGAGCCGAATGGTCACGCGCACATACCCGCGAAATTACGGATGGGGGTATTAAATGACCCGTGGACGTAAGCAGACCTCAACAGCGCTGAAAAAATTGCGTGGCAACCCCGGCAAACGAAAGTTGAATCAGCAAGAGCCGGTGTTTGAGGTGCAGATACCGGATGCGCCTGATTTTCTTAATGAAGATGCGCTCAAAGAGTGGGAGTATGTGACTGCCGAACTGGCTGCAAAACAGGTGATTGCGAAAGTTGACAAGACGAGCGTGGCTTTATATTGCCAGACCTATGCTTATTATAAAAAACACGTGAATGCCTTGGAGAATGAGACAGATTTTCTTGTGACGCCCAAGGGTTATACATACCTAAACCCACGCTTGGGATTGGTGAATACCCTTGGAACATTGCTGGCTAAATATGCCGCGGAGCTTGGCATCACGCCTGCCTCACGAAGCAAGATAAAGATGATTGGCAAGGCCCCTGCTGCACCGACCAAAAAGCAGGCGTTAGCGGAGAAATTATTCAAGGTGCCGGTTTCAAAATGACGACTGCCCCACTCTGCGATGAAAACCCGGCGCACGGAATCATGCAAGCGGAACACATTTACACGCTGAATGGTGAGATTAATACCCGTTATGGACTATATTGGTTTTGCCAGATAAAGGACTGCAATGGTTATGGCGGACCGGTGAAGGGTAAGCCGAAAGTGCAGACACAGCCTATGGAACAAACCGCAGACGCAGAGCCGCAGCAGTTGCCGTTGATGTAGAAATCAAATTGGAAGGAATTTGATGTGTGCAAGATAACCGTGACCACTCAAAACCTGAATATATATTGGACGTGTGAAGATTGCGTAATTACATACCAAAACCCTGTGCCAAGATGGCCCACGGAGTTTCTTGAAGAGCACCAGGAGAGAAAGCCCATGGATGCGGTGCAGTTGCCACTGATGGAAGTAGAAATCAAATTGGAAGGAATTTGATAATGATAGCACAAAGTTTGTTTGATACAGTTCGCGAAGCATTGCGCACTAAACATTATGCCTATCGCACAGAGAAGACCTATCTACATTGGATCCGCCAATATATACGCTTCCTTCGACCGGTTCATCCACGCGAGGTTGGACAGGATGGCATGAAACGATTCCTGACTTATCTTGCTGTAGAACGCAAAGTCAGTGCCACTACCCAGAATCAGGCATTGGCAGCTTTGCTATTCCTGTACAAGCTCTATGGCATTGAAATTGGTAATCTGGATATTGTCCGCGCGAAGAAATCCACTTGGTTGCCAACTGTGCTAACCCATGAGGAAGCCATGCAATTGCTTGAGCAATTGAACGGTCAATATCGCATCATGGGACAGTTGATGTATGGCGGCGGCTTGCGTTTGATGGAGGTTTTGCGACTGCGCATCAAGGATATTGATTTTGACACCCGCACCATTACATTGCGAGATACGAAATCCAACCGCGATCGCACAACCTGCCTGCCTGAATCAGTTGTGCCTGCGCTCATGCTCCATCTGGCAAAGGTCAAGGCGCAACATCAAGAAGACCTTTCCAACGGACAAGGTGAAGTCGAGCTTCCTTTTGCGCTGGATAAGAAATATCCCAATGCCCCATTCGAATGGGCATGGCAGTATGTTTTCCCTGCTTCCGGTTTCTCAGCAGATCCACGCAGTGGGCATGTTCGCAGGCATCATGTCTATGAAACCAGCGTGCAGAAGGCCGTCAAACAGGCGGCACGCAAAGCGGGTATTCACAAATTGGTGGGTCCGCATACGCTCAGACATTCATTCGCCACGCGTCTGCTGGAGCTTGGTTATGATATCCGCACCATTCAAGAACTGTTGGGTCACAAAGATATCAAGACCACGATGATTTATACCCATGTCTCAATGAAGGGCAGCGGAGTAGTTAGTCCGCTGGATGATGGAAAGTCGGTTATTAAACAGCACGTTGCTGTTGAATCATGAGTTGGCAAGCCTAAGCGAAGGTATCTTATGGCAGAGAGAATACAGCGCAAGCGTTCTAAAGGCTGGAAGTCCCCGCCGAACACGGTTTATGTTGGTCGTCCTACTGTGTGGGGAAACCCGTTTTATG